CTTAAATAGTCCTCATTATAGACTAGGTTTTTTAATATGGCTTGCTCTAATTTCATATCTTTCCATTATAAATAAAGGTGTAGGTCACGGTACTGGAATACCCACCTACTCTATGTCATAACAGTTTAACATAAGGACACAGCTCATGTCAAGTATATATTCAATCTATAAAGCCACAAATACCATTAATGGTAAAGTTTATATTGGCTTTGATTCCAAATGGCCAAAAAGGCAAATAGTCCATAAATCCAACCATAAAAAGGTTAATTATAAATTCTATAATGCCATTCGCAAATATGGTTGGGATAATTTTGAATGGACACTAATATATCAGTCAAAAGACCGAGAACATACCTTAAAAATAATGGAACCACATTTTATTCAAGAATATGATACTTTTGTTAATGGATACAATTCAACTCTTGGAGGTGAAGGTGTTTTTGGTTTGACCAGAAAACAGTCTGATGAAGAAAAGAAACAACGAAGCATTATAATGAAAGGTAATCAATTAGGTAAAGCACTTAAAGGTAGATTGCTTAGTGAAGAAAGAAAACAATTGTTAAGAAAACCTAGAATTAATCTTGTTTCACCTTTAACTGAAGAACACAAACAAAATATATCAAAATCTAAAATTGGAAAACCAAAACAAAAAATTAAATGTCCTCATTGTAGTAAAATGGGTGGCTTACCACAAATGAAACAATGGCACTTTGATAATTGTAAACTTATCCTTCAATCTTGTAGGACATATCATGACATTCCGGACAAACTACTGTTCGTTTTGGGGGAATAGAAGCGAGAACCATGTTAGGATTTTGATAATAAAGTTCTACTTTACATTTATTACATAAAACTCCAGCCATTACTTTGCCTGTTCCGAAACCATAAGTGTCAGGCCGAAAAATGGATTCATGATATTCAGCTAATGTTTTCATCTACTATTTCTGTTTCAATGTTTGCCGACATAAGTTCGACCAATAAATTGCCAATGTAGTTTTTAAAATCTTCGTTCTTTTCAAGCTTTCTAGGCTTGTCTATGGTAGATTCTAACACATCATAGGCGAAAAGTAAATGCATTTCATCATTCTTTTCCTCAAATTTAACTTTACCATATTTGAATATGGTATCTTTATATTCACCTTCTAAGAGTTTGATATTAACCGATTCTTTGTCATTCTTAGGGTAAATAAAACAGTAATCAATACCTTCAATCATCTACCATCTCCTCTACTTCCTCATGTAAAATATCTCCTGTAGCAATTTGATATTTACCACGAACATATTCACGGAAGCTTTCGCTTGTAATAATTGGCAACCAAAAATCTTTAGTGTCGGTTTCTTTAATACGGTATTTCTTTTCTTCTATTTCACCAGTACCTTGGTCGACCTTAGAATACCATCCGTTCGTTGGTTTGACCACGTGTCCAGATTCAAGAGCGAGGTCAAGCAAACCAGACCAACGAGAGATACCGCCATCGTGCTTAACGGTAACAGGAATTTTAGATTTTTCTTTAACATATCTTGATTTCTCCACATTAATAATAAAATTATAACCTACAACTTCTGTGCCTTCTTTTTCTTGCTGACGACCAATAATAAAAATATTATCAGCAGAATAATAAGAACCTGTACCACCACCAACGATATCCTTAGGGAACATTCCAATTTCTTTGTAAGTATGATTAACAACAATCATTGGAATATCTTTAAGAGATAAGTGTGGTGTAACCATTCTGAACAATGATTTAACTGCTTTGGCTCTTGTCATATCAGCAACTGATTTACCTTCAAGTGCATCATCAACTTCTTTCTTTGATGCTAGATTACCAATTGAATCAATAACAATAATTAATCTATCACCACGTTCAACATTTGTAATTTGCTGCATTACATCAGCCTTCAACTGTTCAATGTCAGTAAGAGGAGTATGAAGCACCCTATCAGTATCAATTCCAAAAGAATCGAAATAGGACTGAGGTGTACCAAACTCAGAATCGTAAAATAAAAGAGCCGCATCTTCATATTTGTCCAGATAAGATTTTGCCATCAAAAGTGAAAAGGCAGTCTTAAAGTGTTTTGATGGGCCTGCCCACATTGTAAGACCTGGTGTTAAACCGCCATCCAGTTGACCTGATAAGGCCACATTGATGATTGGTACTGGTGTTGGAATCATGTCCTTGCTTGTGAAGAACTTTGATTTGGATAGAATAGCAGACTCTTTAATACTACTATTCTTTTTGATTTTATCTAATATACTCATAATATTCCTTTAATTAAAAAAATCTTCAAGTGAACTTACCTTCTCTGTTTTCCATTTGATACAATCTAGGATAACTTTAATAGGTTCTAAAAAACATTTATCGAACTGCATATCATAATCAATATATTTGTGTAAGTCAAACTCTTTAGGTAATCTTGCCGGAAATGATATCACGGTATCTTTGAATGGGTTTGGCATTTTCAAATAACTATACTTTAACTTCTCACCTTCTTGAATCAATGGATACTTCTTGGTTAAATCCATTTTATTGAGATAATGATTATACAGTATAGCACCTTTTACATGAATTGGTGTACCCAATTTATATAATGATGCTGCGTCCGTATATTTAGCTAATCCATTACAGCCTCTTGGTGAAGATATTTCTTCTGGCGGTAAGTTTTTAAATTCTTCTCTGAAATCAGCAATAAAATTATGCATATCGTTTTCTGTACCGTTAATCATAATCTTAATTGCTTCTTTCATCTTGGTACGAATGACGAATGGTGTGGATGATTTAACCATCTCAAGACCCATAACCTTCATTTCTGGTTCTTTGTATTGTACACCTTCATTGTTATATACGTTAAGAATGTATCGTTTCTTGGCAGTCCAGATTCCTTTGTTGGACAAACCTTCACGTTTCATCTGCATTTTCTGTACAGGCGCCTTAACATAATCAGCGAGTTCCTGGTAACACTTATCAATATACGGTTGGAGTTTATCATCACAGACTTTATCCATGAATTTGATAACATCGTTTGTATTAGGTATTCCCTTGTTGTAGACACGATTAACCAATTCTCCAAGACGAAGATAAATCGAATCAGTATCACTCGCAATAACGTAGTCAACATCTTTTGTTTCTAATACCTTATTCATGTATTGGTTTAATTTTGCTTCTATCCAACGAATTGACAACTGACCCGCAGTAGTAACGCCAAGAGCCATCCGCAAATCATAGAAACGAAAGTACTGAGAACCCAAAGCACCATATGCCGAGTTGAGGGAAACTTTCTTTGCCAACTGGATATTATTGTACTTAGCAATTCGTTTTTCAATTTCATATTTCTTACTTTCATCAGTTTCGTTTTCATATTCTTGTTTTGCTGCCAACATCATCTTCTTAAACTTACTTCTATCAGTATACATTTCTTCCATCATTGTTGGTAAGAAACCTTTGATATCTGTGCGAAAGAATTGTCCGTTTGGTGTTAATGTAGCAGTATGCAGCCCGGAAGTATTCACCTGTTTCATTAACATGCCATCAACAGATACACTCTCAGATAAAATCTTACGCATCTCATCAGAATAATTTTCTGGCTCAATGAGTGTTTCTGGTGAAATGTTATATTGCATCATCAAGTGTGGATACAGACTGTTCAAGTCAAATGATGCGACCCATTCATGTAAACCAACTTGAACTTCTTTAACATAAGCACCTTCAAATGCTTCAGATTTTTCTTTGACAACTCTTGGTGGTACAATGATATTCTTTTCTAGTAAATAGGAATAGGTCATTGCGTCCCACATACGGGTCTGTGCAAATACATCTTCAAAGTTTGATTTTGTGTCGTATGCCAAAGTTACTGCCAGCTCTAACAACTTTAACTTATCTTCTAGCTTCAAAATAAGTTTTACGTCTTTGATGTTATACTCAATAAACTTTTGAAAATTTAATCGATATAAAGAATGTAGGTTGTCATATTCATCATAAGATAATTTACCTTCACCTAATTCTACTTGACATATATCACCAAGTTTATAAGACTCTTGTGATTTACCGCCAGGAGCATACCATTTGTATAACTCTATATAGTCAAGTGAGGCCACACCCAATAATTCATACGCAATTAAATTTCGGCCATTAATAACTGTTTTACGTTCACCAATAAAATTCCATGGAGATAATTTCTTAGCATCATCCTCACCAAGAATTTTACGAAAACGATTAATCAAATACGGAATATCAAAGAACTTTGTATTCCATCCAGTAACGATATCTGGACATTTCTTAGTCCAAAGTTCCATGAATTTTCTACACAAAGTATATTCATCTCTACATTTAACATAGATTTCATCACCTTGTGTTTCATAAATGCCACAACCAAACACATATGTCTTATCGTTTAGATATGTGATAGCAATAGCAGTAATTGGTTCATTTGCTTGATATGGGTCAGGGAAACCGTTTTCTGAACCGACCTCAATATCAACAACACCAATCAATACTTTTTCAAAATCATAATCAACCATACCACGATGTTCGTCAGCAATAAAGGCATATTCATACCGTGTTTGACCATAAATCTTAGGTGCATTGGAAACACCATCAAATTGTTTGATATATTCTCTAGCAGTTTTAATATCTTTACATATCTTTTGGTCGAGATATTCACCTTCCAGATTGGTAAAATTAGTTACTTTTTTGGAAGGCATAAAAAGTGAAGGAGAATATTCAATTCTCTCCTTCACTCTCTTACCATTTTTAATACCACGATAGAGGATATAATTACTGAAACTTTGGACGCTTGTATAAAAATTACTCAAATTAACCTACGATTAGTTTTTTATTAGGAAGAACAATACCAGAACCAAAGATTTGATTGTAATTATTAATGAAATCTTCTGCTGGGACATAAGAGTATACTACATTTTTCTTATAAAAGGCAATGGTTTGACCAGTTTTTTGTTCAGAATGTAAAGGAAATGGAGCAAATCCTACATTTGGTTGACCATCTTTACCACGGACAATAGCTACTCCAACAGGATTACTTATAACAATTTCTGTTTCGGACTCAGATTCTACCTCTCCAAGCACCTCTTCCCCTGTAATTAATTTTAATATTTTGATATCCATTTGTATTCCTTATAAATAATATAGTGATGTGATTAAACAGTATACTATAATTTGTCGTATAAATCAATAACAAAACGGTATACTTAGGGGGTAAATCATGTCCGATCCATATGGAATCTCACAAGGCATCAAATCTGCCACCGGCAGTATCAATTCTATCCGTGAATCTACCAAAGAAATAACCAAAACCATCGAAGGTATTCAAAAAGATGGTGCTGAAGTTGCCAATCAAAAAGCTCAAGAATATGTCCAAAAGAAGCGTAATGAAGAATACGCTAAAGATATATTAATCTTTGCAGCTCTCGAAGAATACAATAGACTTGCTCATGTAATAAAAGAAGAATCTAAAGCCAAAAGAGAATTTATCGCTAAACATGGCGAAAAAGAATGGGCTAAAGTACTAGAACTCAAATCAGTTGTAGAAAAAGAAAGAAAAGACTATAAAAAATACCACGGACATAAAGCTGATGAGGTTAAACGTGTTCAGTTATTATGTTGGGTTGCAGCGTTTATTGTTACTATTATTATTGGTAAAGCCTTTCATTTATTTCCTTTACTATTAGGATAAAATGGGTTGGCCACTATATTGGTTTATTCTTTTTTTGATTGAGCTTGGTATTATTGGTTATGTGGTCTATTTACATTTTGAAGAAAAAATAATGGCCATAAAACCAAAAAAGATTAAATTTAAAATTACAAGAACAATCACCGAAGAACCGGTACATCAAAAAACTAAACGAGAAATCATGGAAAGCTAAAATGCTAATAGAGTACTTTTTAATTGGTTTCGTATCTGCATTTGGATTCTTTGGTGCACAAAAAGTGGTGAATACTGTTTCTCCATCAAAACCTCCAACAGTAATATGTGTACCTGAAAAACCTGAAGTTAAACAAGAAAAATAAGGAAAAAAATGAAACGAATTACTACACTAATATTAATGTCTTTGAGTTTGACGGCATTAGCACAGACTCCAGATGTGAGTTTTGGAACAGGCGACCTAAATGGTTGGGTTGGTTCTAGTGTAGGTGTACACAACGGCGCTTATGGAGATGGTGGTGGTAATGGTAATACTGTAGCAACAGTTAATGGTACTCAAACAATTTCTTGTTGTGGTACTAATACTTGGACAATTAGTCCTTATACAGGCAGTTATATGGTTGGTCTACAACCAAATAGTGTTGCTAACTATTCAGCAATGACCACAGCATTAGGGTTAAGTAGTTCTAGTATAACAGCATTGAATGGTCAAGTAGCATCAACTGGTGGTTCTATTACAAGTACAGCTTGGATTAGTAAAGATTTCACATTTGCTGCAGGTACAACATTTAAAATGGCTTGGGTATATACAAGTACCGATTATGTTCCATTCAACGATGGTAGTATTGCTACTTTAGTGAATAAAAATTCTGCTACAACATTTGGTACAATCAATGGTGTAAGTGCTCAGTATATTCTATTAGGTGCAACAAATCCAGGAACAGGTAACTATTCAACAGGTAGTTATGGTTCAACAGGTTGGGAACAAATTAATTATTCTATTACTACCGCAGGTGATTATAAAGTAGGTTTTGGTGTATTCAATCAAGGCGATACAGCATTAAGTCCTGTATTATTTGTAAATGATAATCTAGGTACAGTAAAGAAGAACGGAACAGATTTTGGTGCTGTTGCTTCTAATGACCCTACTATGCCAAGTGGTGGTAGTTCACCTACACCAAGTGCTCCAACAGTAGTAAGTACCACAACAACAAACTCAGTAACAACAAGTTCAGTTAATGGTACTCCTGTTGTTACAACTTCAGCTGCTTATGGTGATACTACTACAAATGTTGATAGAGCAAATAGTCGTGGTGCTCAAACAGATAAGTCATTAACTGTTACACAAACAACAACAGTAACAAATTCAACACCAGTAACAATTACAACAACCACAACTACTCCTGTAACAACTACTACAACAACTACTCCTGTAACAGTTACAACATATAGTGATAATACAACAACTACTACAAATGGTACTCCTGTAGTTACTGTAAGCACTACTAACTCTGTTACATCAAATAGTGTTAGTGGAATAGAAATTGACCAAACACAAACTAATAAAGATTATTTGGCTCGTATTGACCAAATGACTAAACTACAACGCTCTAGTCTTGCTAGTAATTTATGGTTAGATAGCCGTGTAACAGACCGTCAGAAAGTAAAAGATGGTCGTTTTGCTGGTGATGAAGAAGTTACAAGTTATGTAACAATAGAAGGTAATCGTGGTGGTGTTGCTGATAGTTACAGTTCAACAGGTAACCGTTTCGGTGTTGGTGCTGATAAACGTATTAAGTATAACTGGATTATTGGTGCTCAGTATAACAGAACATCATCTGTATTAACTGGTGATACTTCTGGTGGTTCAGCAAATAAAGACCATATTGGTGTGTATAGTTTATATACTGTAAAAGATTGGTTGATTAAGAATGATATAGGTTACGCTCATAATCGTTACGACACAAACTATAGTATTCCTGAATTAGGATTAGCAAACTCAGCAACAACAAATGGTGTAGATAATTGGGTAAATACTAGAGTATATACACCTGCATATGAAGGTGTAAGACCTTTTGCTGGTGTACGTTGGGAGAAAAATAGAGTATCTGGTACAACTAGTGGTGGTTCAGATTTAACTTCAGTTACCTATGACCCATCCGTTACTACAAAACTCAGTCAAGAAATTGGTGTGAATATTGATAGACCTATTACTGATAAGTTAAGTGTGATTGTTGAAGCAAGTCGTACAACTTTAAGTTATAAAACAATACTAGGTGGTTTGAGTTATAAGGTTAAAGATAAAGCCGATATTTCAATCAGAGCTGGCCAACAACAATGGGACGATATTAAGAGTAACATGGTACAAGTATCAGGTAAGATACTGTTTTAATAACCAGGATCAATAAAAGGATTTTTCTTTAATTGGTCCTCTCTGTATTTTTTGTACTTTTCAAGGTACTCAAATTCTTCATCTTCATTCTTTTGATCCTGTTCTTTAACAGGATCTTTTTCTTCTTGTATCATAATATCTCCTGAAATTGGTTGCGGAGGATGGAATCGAACCACCGACCCCCGGCTTATGAGGCCGGTGCGCTACCTCTGCGCTACTCCACATAGATATTTATGGCTCCAGAGCTTGGGTTCGAACCAAGGACATCAAAATTAACAGTTTTGCGCTCTACCGACTGAGCTACTCCGGATTAATTATTATAGGGTTTCGTAATCTTCTTTACCAACACCACATTCCGGACACTCAAAATCTGCAGGCAAATCTTCCCATTTGCCTTCTACTGCTTCATCGTGGACATGGCCACATACTATGCAAACGTGTTCCATTATAGACCTCCTAAAACTTTTTGATATGCTTCAGAATGACGTTTTTCAACTTTAGTAAGAGCTGCAAATCTTTTTTCTGCCTTTTTCAAAAGAGCAATAAACTGTTCTGCGTGTTCTCTTGATTCTTCTGCTTGTACTTTAGCTTCCACTGCGGCTTCATTATTGCCTTCAAAGATAGCTTCACGTTCAAAGTCTGGATACATTGTAGTGAACTCATACGTTTCACCTTCAATGGCTTTTTCTAAGCACTCTTTTGTAGATGGTTTGCCAATAAGTAATTCTAGATGACCCCAAGCGTGTAAAATCTCTTGGTCTGCTGTATGTTCAAAATGCTTTGCTACATCTTCAAAGCCTTCTTCACGAGCAAGTTTGGCGAAGTAACGATACTTGATATGAGCCATTGATTCGCCAGCCAA